GTCCAGGGCGTTCGTCTGTCGTGCTACCACGAGCGGACAATCTCCCAAGGCGCGATTCGAATCTGAAGAGATCCGAAAGGTGCAAGGGAGGGTCCTCGTAGTAGTCTTGTAATTCAACCGCGACGCCGGACGTCCGTTGACCCATACGTGGGTCTTCAGATGCTCGACGCGTGAAGAATTCAAGAAGATATGACGAGCTATCAGGCGAACACGAGACACGTTTCCCTCTCCGATTAAGAGAAGGAACTCGTACCTCTGACCTTTGTAGATCATCGTTCCACCGAATAGGCACCTTCCTTCGGCCAAGTCCAGTCTGGACGAAAGCCTTACGGTTGGGTCTACCGGGTACGGTAATCTCCCGAGGTAGACTTGAAGTGGCGAGGCTGTCAAATCGGCAGTCGTAGTCATTTAAGTCTCCTTGGTTAAAGGTCATGATGCCTGATGCACCATGACGAAGTGGAACCACAGGGAAATTACTAACCTGCGGCACTGTCCGAGTCATCCAGTCTGACGCGTGCCAGAACCCCTTCAAGTAGAAGTTGTTCTGAACGTCCAGCCAGGACGATACCTCGTCTGGTGTGAGTGCATACCGCTTGAGGGTGCCAATACGTGGTGGAGTAACATCCACCCCGCGGAAAGCATCCATGCCGCAGCTCTCTCTAAAGTTTCCTCTCGAGAAAGTTTTGGTTTTGGAAACCTCAAGTCCTACCAACGTAAGAATGTCGGTAAGGTCGGGAACCCATTCTACGGGGACGATGATATCGTCTCCGTAGATGCGGATTTTCCTGACCAGAGCATCCAGTGAGAGACGTGGATTCTTGAAGGAACCAACGCCTAAAGAAATCACTGCGAATACAATGCTCTGTATCGGAAAAGTAAGGGCCGATCCCATAGTGGCAAACTTCCTCAATCTGAGGCAAGATTGCTGTTTGAGATCAATACCGGAAGACATAAACCTCGTGCGGCTTGCGCGAAGCATCTGAAGAAGCATTTGATTGCTCCTAAAGATCCTCTGAACAAGATAACACGAAAGTTTATCCGACGCCGACTTAAGGTCGATCGTCGCGCGCTTCCCGGTAGCTGATGCCTCGAGTGCACCACGCATGGATGGACGTTGGTCGAAAAAGGAAATCGACTTCCCGATAACCGTACGTGATACAGCCTCCCGGAGCTGGCGGGCCAGTCCCTGTTGTATCCATTGATTGCTAATGGGTTCCGCGGCAATTAACCGCGGCCCACTAACTGTCTTTGGGACAGGTATGAGCCTAGAGCTCTCCTCTTCAAAGGAGATACCAACTCTGAGAGCAGTCTCTTCAGCCCAGGATAAGTTCGCAATAGCGTGCTCATCCCAGGGGAAGAGATTTTCGAGATTCGGACTCCATATGCCGAAGTCGTACTTAAACTTCGACACAGGAAGTTTCGAAACAGCCCCTGGTCCGTGCTTACCTGCTATACTGGAAGGGATAAACTCTCCCAGTTCTGCAGAAACGATGTCAGCAACTTGCTGAACTCGTTGGAGAAGATTACCCGCCATACGACCAGAACTGTTTCTGGAGAAAAGATCGCTGCCAGTAGCGCCAGGTATATAGTCACCAAGGTGACCGATACTTTGACGTTGTCCGACAGTTTCTTCTTCATCCCAGAACTCTGGGCTGGGCGGTAGGGACGCTTCGGCATCATAGAAATCTCCTGTTGTCTCGAAAAGAGACTGCGGAGAGTACATGACGTCAGCTTTCTTAAAGCACATAAGAAGTGCTCGTAGGAAGAAGACAGCCGTAACATCCGAATCCTCTCTAAGCTGACCATCCAGATGGAAGATCCGCAACCATAACCCCTTGAATAGTCTTGGGATCTTGGTGCCTCTTCGAAACCCTCTTGTATGAGGCAGATCGTCGAGGTCGAGGCGGCCAGCTGCTAGCGAAAAATCTAATTTCTTCGCGATAGCTGGAAGGTCTAGGCAAAAGAAACCTAGACCTCTTGATCTGAACTGCTGGGTGACACGATTGCTATCTCGCATCAGTTCCAACTGGTCCTTCGGGTAATTACACGCAACATCTTTCAACATTGCGTGCATGCACTCTGCAAGGTCTATGGTGGTATCGAGGCGATTATTCGAGCTACGGGCAGACATATCAAGTCTCCTTAGGTTCGAACCTCGCTTACGCTACCCAGTAGCAGGGACTTCTAAATCCCCTGCTACGACTCCTCTGGACTCTCCGTACTAGGAGAGCCAGCCGCCTAGGTCAGCGAAGGCTGCCTCAGTCATGAGAGCAGTCAGCGATGCGCCTATTTCGGCTGCGTCGGTAATGCTGTCACGGTAGTCGTGCCTATAGATAAGGTACGCCTGCTGGACAACATCCGGCGCTGGTGCGACGCCGTACACGGTACGAGTGAACTCGACATTATGTCGGTCAACTCGACCTGATGCCGTCGGGGACTCTTTGGTGTGCCGGATTTTCACCCGGAACTCCTGAGTAGTTTCCCGAAGGTAGTATTCGGCGCCGTACGCGTCTTGATTGATAAGTTGCAGGGTCTTATTTCCCGCACCATATGCAATCACGAGGGGTTTAGCGAAAGCCATAGACAGTCTCCGTCGTTCTTGTTAGGTCACAATCTGGTGACCGTCAAGGCCGACAGAATGGACAGTTGCCTACCGTCGAATAACGGTAGGTTGAACTCAAGGCGCGGCTGTATTCCGTAAAGAGGAGTGCGCTTCAACTCGACGCGCGCTTCTTTATTTGGACGAACGCGGCATGAATTCATGCCGGCGCCAGATATCAGACGGGCTTTAGTTATGCCCGTATGTACGGAACGCATGATACACGATCCAGAATGGTCTACCGGTATGGTATTCCTAGACAGTTGATACATATCACCTGCATTAGAAAACCAATCGATAAGCCACGACCAGGGCATAGCCTCCCACAATGTGGCGAAGCTTAAGTCCATGCCGCTCACGACTCTTTGAGCCCGTGAGTAAAGATCGTTATCAGAAAACTGGGATAAATCGACTGTAGGGACCCACAATGTGGAAGCCCATTTCTTATGCGTTGTCGTCCAGGTTTCCCGGACGCGATTGCTTTCAGAATACAGTCCAGATACGTACGAGTCCCATTCTTCTTTGAATGTCTCGCACTCCCAGACAGTTGCGTGGTTACCTAGACCTGTCTTATTGGCCTGTAGCTTCTTAAGGTAGCGGAATTTCTCCTCTGCCTTATTGACAAAAGCCATCATGCCATAGAGGTCCTTCATGAACGGTTTAATTCCGTATTCATAGGATAGGTAATTCGTACCTAGGTCTTGTAAGTCTTTAAGACGAACATTACCATAGAGCCGAAATCCCGTCCGACTGAATCTGGATAGTTCCTGAGGGATCTGCTTGAACTTAAAGTCTCGCAGTTCAGCGACAAAGTTTGGAACACTAACGTGTGGTTTGTTAGGATCCGTTGCCGCTAAAGCTCTCGACAAGGTCTCATTATCGGAAGGTTCTGTAGTAGCCGGCGAGCCGACATGGCTCGCGGGAGTCCCAGTCCGCACATAACCGCGGTAGGACCAGTCAGTACCAGGAGCCGATTCCCCGAACAACGCCCAGCTCATAGAGTTGGTTCGCGTTAGAAGGAAGGGATTGGTACCCTCAAAGTTTCCGATTACGTCCGTACACTGCTCGCTGGTACTATAACCAGAAGCAGCGTCGCCAAGACCCCCAGGAAGCCAGTGGGCAGAGCCCCCTGAAATCCCGAGGGTCCGGTTGCGAATTCGTGACGTAGGCAAGGTAACCTCCTTAAGTGATGTGAGGTAACTAGTGTCATCTAGCGGCTGGGCCCGAAAGGGCCC